GGGGAACAACGCAGCGTATCTCCACTGGTGTTCCGATCTCGTTGCTGTCTGGACCTCCGTGTCCATCTGCGATGGGCAAACATTTATCGATGAAAGACAGAGGACGCAAGAGGAAAAGCGCAATCAGATTGAAATCTTTTCTGGATAGACCCGTGGAAAACCCTACGTGGGACTTGACGACTTGCCGACCTTGAACAAGTCCACCTCCGAGTCGCCGAGCGACACGACGATCCGTAGCGCACTCACCAAGAGGTGGATTTGCAAGCGAGCCGCTTCATCATAGTTCAGGTCATCAAACCGACAATCCACGATCTGACATTGCAGCAAGCGCCAACGCTCTAGAACGGTCGTACCCGTACGATCGAGTGTCTCGATCACCAAAGTGAATCGAGCGTCATCGTCGATTTGACGAATGATCTGCGTCAGCACTTCCTGACGGGCGATGTCCGACTCATCATCGCGGAGGTCGATTTCGATCGGGGCCGCCTCTGCGACATCAAACAGTTTATAGCGAAGCAGGTGAGGGCGGGTGATGCGCAACACCCGTGCGGTCAATGGCGCATGCGGTCCATCCCACTTGCCAAAGTCGTCAAATGTGATCCGAAAGTTATTGGCATGCTTTGATAACGATAAAGTATCCATATGATCCTCATATAAACTGTGAATATAACCCAATGATCTAAATAGTTGCAACGAAAATTAGGGAATCTAACGATGGCTGTTACCCTCCAGAATTTTGGCGTACCGACCGGCGATGCCTTTAGTCGTGGCGGCATCTTGATGCCGAAGGTCAAGAACCGGTTCCGGGTGTTTGTCGCCAACTTCGGCATGCCCGGCTCGGCGGTGGGCTTTACCCAGCAGGTGGTCACGGTGGCTCGTCCCACTGTCAACTTCACTCCTCAGCCAGTGCATTCTTACAACTCAGTCGCTTACTACGCCGGGAAGGCCGAATGGGAGAAGGTGGAAGTTACGCTGCGTGATGACGTGACCAATTCAGCATCTCGCTTAGTCGGTGCGCAAGTGCAACGACAAATGAACTTCTTTGAGCAAACTGTACCGATGGCAGCCGGCGACTATAAGTTTCAGATGTCAGTTGAAACTTTGGATGGTGGTGGTACCGCCGTGGATGATGCGATTGTGCTGGAGCGATGGAATTTTGAAGGATGTCTGCTGAACTCGGTCAACTACCAATCATTCGACTATGCGACAGCCGACGCAATGACCATCACCCTGTCGGTCCGCTTCGATAACGTCACCCAGGACGACGGGTTGATGCCTGACCCGGCGGTCTATACGGTCAACACACCGGGTCTTAACTTCTAATGATGCGAGCAGGGCTGCGCAGTCCGCGTGAGGCATCGAAGGCGTTCAATGTTGCTCCAAAGCAACGCCATGTCTTCCTCGTGCGATTCCATCCGAATGGTGTACAATCGGGAGCGAATGCTATCGCCCTCAGCAAGATGTCCTTCACTGTCAAAAGTATGGACCGGCCCAAAGTCAATCCTAAGACCGAGGAACTGCATCAATACAACAAGAAGCGACAGGTCTATACCGGGTTCAAGCTCGATCCAGTTCGGATACAATTCTACGATAGCGCCGACGGGTCTGCTTTCAAGATGTGGCAGCAGTATACCAAGTACTACTTCGGTGACTTCAATGGTAAGCAAGACGGTTATCGTTATGATGTCATCGGGAAGGAGTTCATGGGCGGCTTTCAGTACGGCTTCAATGCCACGGCTGCTAATGACGGCGAAGGTCAGTTCTTCTTCAAGTACATCGAGTTGATACATTTCTATAACACGTATGCAGATAGATATTTGTTGACTAATCCTCGAATCACAATGTTCGAACCCGACGATGTGGACTACGAAAACTCTGCTATATCGATGATCTCAATGTCGATAGTGTACGAGAACCTTCAATACTACACCCAAACAAGGCAAGAGCTTGAATTAGATGAGTTCGCCAGTGGTGCTGTCTTTGATGGCGCCGTGCCGAAGCTGCCCACGGTGGCGGTCGATCCACTTGGCGGTACGGGACTCGCTTTGGCTCGTTCATCGGCTGCACCGGTTACCGGCATGTTCTCCTCCATGGGAGGCGCGATGTCGCAGGTCGCAGATTATCGCTACAACAGCTTTACTCCAGGGGGGGCATTGGGCGCCTTCGGTAACTTTGCCTTCGGACCCGGTGGTACGAATAGCCTATCACAGATGGCAATGGGCAACTATGGATTGGGGGTCGCTATGAATGTCGGTACCAATCCATTGAAGGCGATCGGACGATCCTTGCAAGCAGCGGTCAATACCGCGATCTATCGTGGTATCAATAGCGCCGTGTACAACACGATGTGGGGTCAAGCCAGTGCGGCGACATCCGGCTATGGCAACGCTGCACCCATCTTGACCGATGCTTTGCTCGCCTCCCACGCTGTCAATGCGGATGGATCGGTGGTCACACCGAATGGCGTTGCTCTAGTGCCACAAGCATATGGTGCGATCAATGCCCGGCAGACTGGGACAGCGCAGTACGGCTACGATCCTGGATGGCAACCGGCAAGCAATCCGGCTGCCGCTTACAACAATTGGGGTCCGGTGAGTCCCACCAGCAATGAAGATGGGTGGGGGACCGCTGTCAATCCACAATATTAAGATTGGCGTCGCCACGTTGCCGGAGGCATTCCCAAGTGTTGCTGGAACCGCCGCGTCAAATACGCCTGATCGGTGAAGCCACAATCAAGGGCAATCTCCGCCAACGGGCGATCTGTCGCCCGCATCAGGGTCTGGGCATACTCCACTCGACAACGAATGATATAGGTCATCGGCGTTTCACCGGTCGTACGGCGGAACACTTGAGAGAAGTAACTGTGACTCAGGCCGGTCAGGTCGGCCAGATCACGACTGCGAATCACCGTGGCGATGTTATCCGCCACGAACTGTTCAAGCCGCTGCAATTCCCAGACTGATAGAAGTCGCTTAAGCCTTGGCATACGATTCTCCCAGAATCGTAATTTTGCCAACCTTACGACCTCATCGACAGGGAGGCAAGGCTCGGCTGAGAGAGTTCGCGCCCTCGCTATCCCGTGAAGTACTAAATAGTAGTATGAAGTATACTACGGAGCAGTATCTCGCCGGTCATGGCGAAACCTATCGATGGCAGCACATAAAGGCATATTCATTCCCAGAAACCCCCGGAAGTATCTAGGGAACAACGCGAGCGTTATTACATACCGCAGTTCGTGGGAGCATACCGCCATGGTATTCTTCGATCAACATCCATCTGTATTAGGGTGGATGTCTGAATCACTGCCAACCAAGACGCTGCATGAGAGCGGTATTGCCTATCTCAATCCATTCACCGGCCGCCAGACTATCTACAAGCCAGATTTCTTCGTGATCTACGTTGATCGTGACAACAAGAAGCATGCTGAGGTGATCGAGATCAAACCGTTTGACGAAGTGCCACCGATGATAAGCGGCTATCATGCCAAGACAGTCACCAAGCTGAAGGAAGCTAGACAGATATTGAATGCGGCGAAGTTTGCCGCCGCAGCAGAGCATTGTATCAAGCGTGGCTGGCGCTTCCGAGTCGTTACTGAGAAAGAGCTATTCAAACCACCGAAGAGAAGCCGATGAAAGGTATCTTGAACGAAAACATCATCCAACTGCTGAATCTGCGTCCAGAGGCATTGGATCAAGCACCAGAGGCTGTGGAGAAGATCGTTGAGAGCATCGAAGATGCCAAACAGCCTCGGACGAACCCTAATCCGGCTGCTGTCACGGAGATGACGTTAGAAGGCACCGATCATGCGGTCGCCATGGATGGTTTGCACGATGAGATGCTGCAACATGCTCGTGATCTGATGGCATATGGGTTCAACATCGATCATCCGCGTGCTCGTGGTATCTTTGAGATTGCCGCCTCATTGTATGGCCATGCCATCACCAGCAAGAACTCCAAGCGCGATGCCCAGTTGCGGGCGATGAAGCTAGCTTTGGATGCCAAACGGGTGGACCTGGAAGAAAAGCGAACCAATGGCGCCATCGGCTTGACGACGGATAG